CAAAAGTTAGGCGAGGCCAAGAAGATCGCCGCTCCCGACCCCAACAACTTTGGGCGCGATATCCAGGTGGGAACCATCCCGGGAAGCGCAGATCGCGCCTCCTTGGGTATTGGTATCCGCAGTACGGCGCAGAAATCCGTCCTGATCGGGTGGAAGAACCGCAAGTGCCGCGTCGATATTTACGCCCTGTCAGGTAAATGTGGGTCGCCGCAAGACTTCACGGAAGGCGGGGAGAAGTGGATTTACTTCCCGGATGGGCAGATTTCCGGCCACGCTTACGAAGGCTTTGGCGCATTTGGACTGGATGAGGCCAAAGAGACCAACGAAACTGTTGACATGACCGCTGAGGAATACTACGAGTTCCTCTATATGAATCAAGGTCAAGTTGGGGCTGCATCCACCGTCCGGCGTATTTATACCGTGGACGTATACCAGGGCAACGATTGTGAAGACTGCCCCAATCCGTGTGACCGCGTACTTGCATCCATGGCGGGTGCTTCAGCGACTCCGGGTACTCAGCCGACTTTGCTTTACTCAGCCGACGGTGGATTGACCTGGACAAGTGACACTATCACCACTCTCTTCTCGAACGAAGAGATCATGGATGGGGTCGTAATTGGGGACAACATTGTTTACATCTCCAATACGTCCAACAGCATCCACTACACCTCCATCACCAATCTTTACAAGAATACGAATACTTGGAGCGAGACCATCTCCGGCTTTGTTGCTGATAAAGCCCCGAATGCTATTACCTCTGTTGACAGCCGCCATACATGGATCGCCGCAGACGATGGGTACATCTACTTCTGCAAGAATCACAAGATCACCGTTGAGGTTCAGGATGCTGGCATTGCTACAACTTCTGACCTGAATGCCATCCATGCTTTTGACACCGACAACATTCTTGCCGTGGGTGATTCCAATGCTGTCATTTACTCAACGGATGGTGGGGAAACCTGGACTTCAATAATCGGCCCCGCGGTTGGTCTCGTTCTGGGTGCCTGCTGGATGTGGAGTAAGGATGTCTGGTTGGTTGGCGAGGGTGCTGGTGGGACTGGTAAACTCTGGCTCACCGTTGACTCAGGTGTAACCTGGTCGCAGATCGGTCTTCCGAATACCTATGTCCAGATCGACAAGATCGTTTTCATCAGTGAAGCTGAAGGCTATATCTCCGCCCGCACCGCAGGCGAATCCTTCATCCTCCGCACGATCACAGCCGGGAACGAATGGGTTGTATTACCGCAGGGTAAGTCTTCTGTGTCAATTGACAACACCTATCTTACCGACGTTGCCATCTGCTCGAAGTACAGCAATACGGCGTATGCAGGCGGACTTGCTGACAACGGCACCGCAGGCATCATCTTGAAGATGACCGCCTAATTCAACTCGAATGGAAGCGAGGAAGCATGGACGAAGATATTAAAACTGTTAAGGCTTTGGAAAACGCTCAAGCCCCTGAGGTCAACATCATCAAATTGAGTACGGGTGTTGTCCTCAGGGGAAAGCAGATTCCCCCCCTGGTTCTGGTGAAGATCATTTCAGCCTTCCCAAGACCGAAGATCCCCACCTGGTACAACCCTACCATGGGGAGGGAGATGGAAAACCCTGACGACCCGGGCTATCTTGAACGGGTTACGGCATGGAAAGCGGAAAGCGGATCGGTGACGTTGAATGCCATCATCCTGCTTGGGACTGAACTTGTAAGTGTTCCCAAGAAGATGCCCGGTCCTGAAACGAAAGACTGGCTGGAGGAATACCAACTGCTCGGTGTTCCGGTGTATCCAGAGAATAAGAACTGGCGATACCTGACCTGGTTGACCTTCAAGGCAGCTCCCGAAGTGGGAGACCTCGATCTCATCAAGGAGGTGGTGGGCAGACTGTCCGGAATATCGGAAAGCAAAGTCGAGGCCGCCGAGACATTTCCTGGGCGTGACCCAGCATAACGGTAGTATAGACGTACCGGCAACAAAAGTAGAACTTGATCATGGAGTAAGTGCTAATCTATGGTTGAGTTCTCTTGCAAAAGACATGGTTCCTGTATACGAGGAACAGGTTACTCGCGTCGAGCGAGGCATAGACCTGGAAACGTGGTCGAAAATGAATATGGACGAAAAGGCGATGATAATCGCCATTCGCAGGACGAATAACGCCATCAGCAATCTCCAGAACGAGGCGGAGATAAGGAACCAAAAGAGGTAAGATGCCAACTGTTAGTGTATTGCTTCAGGTATTGGAATTAGTTGATTTCCTGTCCGATCTCAACCGAGCCACAGGTGCCCTTGATAAACTTAAAATCCCAGCATACGATCTGGAGAAATCATTTGATTCCGTTGGCAATGCTTTAGGTAAGTTTGCGGGGAAGATTTGGGATGTTGTTTCTGTAACTTTGGGAGTATTACTGAGAGACGCGATCCAGGGGGTTATTCGCTGGTTCGGAGAATTGATATCTACGGCTTGGAAATCCGCAGAAGAACTTCAATTGGTTCAAATGCGGTTAGAGGGATTTAATCTACAGGCGGCAATAGATTCTGGTCTTGATTTCAACGATGCGATGGAGGAGTCCATCCGGCTCACAAAAGAGCAGGTGTCGTGGATCATTAAGTTGTCAATTACAACCCCGTATGACTCGGCCGATATCGCTTATGTATACAGCATGTCCATGGCCTTTGGTTTTACTGCTGACGAGGCTAAAGAACTGACAGAGAACACCATGGACTTCGTAGCCGCCATGGGACTTACAGGGGTGGAGGCTAAAAGAGTAATTGTCAACCTCGGGCAAATGGCGCAACGAGGCAAGATTACAACCCGCGAGATGAACGACCTTGCCCGTGGTTCTTTGCTTCCTCTTGCGGATGTGCTTGACCGCGTGGCTGCAAAGATGGGGGTGACAACAGAAGAACTGACCAAGATGATTTCTGCACCCGGAGCAGGTGTGGATTACAAGCTATTCATGGATGCGTTCAATGAAATGATCGGGCAAGAAGAAAGATTTCAGGATGCTGCATGGCGCATGGCACACTCGTTTCAAGGTGCAATGGCTAATGTCTATGAATCTATTACAGGGGTAATTTCCAATTTTGTTCTTATTCCAGGATTTCTTGAACCAATTGGTATGGCAATTGGTAACATCATGGATGATATCGGCGGAGGAATGGACGAGATTAACGCCGCCGCGTACAGGGTGGGAGCAGCAATAGGGAGAATCGTTACTGTCCTTCTGGAAAAATTCCTTCCGTCTGGGAAAGCTATTGCCGGAGGAATTGTCGGTGCGCTTGAGAATCTTGCCGACTGGATCGAAGGACACCAGAAACAAATCGTCGCGTTCTTTACCGATATTGCAGACACGATCAAAGAAGATATCATTCCATGGATAAAAGACAAGCTCATCCCTGCCCTCGGGGATATCTACAACTGGTTCGTAGCACAATGGCCGACTATCCAAGGCTTCTTCATGGGCGTTTACAACATTATCAAGGATAATATCGTTCCGTGGATTAGGGATAACCTTATCCCGGCGTTCAATCAAATTAACAAATGGTTGGATACAAATAGACCAAGGATAGATGAGTTTTTCCGGGCACTCGGAGAGATTGTTGGCAAGGTTGTCCAAGAGCTTCTCGGCGAGGACAAGTGGGGGTCGAGGGGCAGGGAAAAAGGACTTGCCCAATTCCTTGACCTGGTTCTGATTATGATGCAGTGGATCATTGACAACACAGAACTCATCGCCAATTTTATTGCATTGTGGATAAAGTTCCAGATTTATGCGGAGTTGGCAAAGTTGGCCCTTGGCATTATTATTGAATATTTGAAATCTCTATTCTCTTTTGACCTTACAGTAATAATGGGAAGATTCCTTATGTTAGCCGGTATCATTGCAGCCATCCTAGCAAACCTTCAGCAGATTTTGAATACCATACTTGTGCTTACTGGAAGTCAATGGAGAGTTAATCTTGGATATAGCGGGAGCACAGAACCTCCGCCTCCTTCGTCTCCGACTCCTCAATGGAATCCTAAAACCACCAATCCACTTCCTTCCACAACCCCTACTAAAACAGGGAAAAAGGGATATGGAAGTATGCTACCTCCCAAGACAGGATACAATAACCCCGGGTCTACCCCCATGGCCAGTACCGCCGGAGGGGATACGAATTACAACCTGACCATCAACTCGTCTGCCCGTACTGAACCAATCATTCAGGATTTCAAAGCATTACAGGCACTCGCATAGGAGTAAA